AAGGACGTCTTCTGGGATCTGCAGAACACCGCGACCGACAGCGACTACCTCAACGGCAACGAGGTCACCACGCTGATCAACCACGACGGCTACCGCTTCTGGGGCTCGCGCACCACCAGCGAAGACCCGCTGTTCGCCTTCGAGAACTACACCCGCACCGCTCAGGTGCTGGCCGACACCATGGCTGAGGCGCATTTCTGGGCCAATGACCGCCCCATGCACCCGAGCCTGGTGCGCGACATCGTCGAGGGCATCAACGCCAAGTTCCGCGAGCTGACTCGCCAGGGCTACCTGCTCGGCGGCGAGTGCTGGTACGACGCCGATGCCAACGAGAAGGAGACGCTCAAGGCCGGCAAGCTCTTCCTGGACTACGACTACACCCCGGTCCCGCCGCTGGAAGACCTGACCCTGCGCCAGCGCATCACCGACCGCTTCCTGGTCGACTTCGCCAGCCGCGTCAACGCCTGATCCCTACCCTGAACATGAGGCGCCCCCCGGGGCGCCCTCTGGAGAGCTGCCCCCATGGCCATGCCCCGCAAACTCAAGAACATGATGCTTTTCAACGACGGCCACTCCTACCTGGGCGTCGCCAAGTCCTGCACCCTGCCACCCCTCGGCCGCAAGATGGAAGCCTTCCGCGGTGCCGGCATGAACGGCCCCGTCAAGGTCGACCTGGGCTTCTCTGACGACGGCCTGCAGCTGGAGTGGACCCTGGGCGGCCTGGACCTCACCGCCCTAAAGCAATTCGGCGCCGTGGGCGCCGCAGCCGTACCCCTGCGCTTCACCGGCACCTACCAGCAGGACGACACCGGCGAGGACGTCGCTGTCGAGATCGTGGTCCGCGGCCGTCACGAAACCATCGAGATGGGCGAGGCTGCAGCGGGCGAGGACACCGAGCACAAGATCACCACCACCTGCAGCTACTACAAGCTGCTCGTGGCGGGCGAGACCGTGATCGAGATCGACCTCCTCAACTTCGTCGAGACCGTCGGCGGTGAAGACCGCCTGGCCAAACAGCGCGCCGCCCTCGGCATCTGATCCCTCCCCTTTTTCGGCCCGCTCCGGCGGGCCAGCCCTAGCCTATTACCTGGAGTACCACCATGAGCGATACCACCCAAGACAACGTCGTCGTCCTCGATCAGCCCATCACCCGCGGCGAGACAACCATTGCCCAGATCACCCTGCGCAAGCCCAACGCTGGCGAGCTGCGCGGCGTCTCCCTGGCCGAGCTGCTGCAGCTGGACGTCGCCGCGATCATGCGTGTGACCCCGCGCATCAGTATTCCCAGCCTGACCGAGAGCGAAGTCCGCGGCATGGATCCGGCCGACCTGGTCGACGTCGGCGGGAAGATCGCCGGTTTTTTGCTCAAGAAGTCGGTCAGGGCGGAGCTCTCCCCGTCCGCGTAGAGGAAGCGATGGCGGATCTCGCCATCACCTTCCACTGGCAACCAGCCCAGCTCGACCAGCTGGGCCTGGCCGAACTGATGGACTGGCGCGAGCGCGCCCGCAAACGAGTCGCCCCCGATGGCCAATGACCTGCAGATCCGCGTCCTCCTGTCCGCCCTGGACAAGGTCACGGCTCCCCTCAAACGCATCGCCGGGGGCGGCAACGCGACCGCCCGGGCGCTCAAGGCCGCCCGGGACCGGGTTAAGGAGCTGAACCAGCAGCAGCAGGACATCAGCGCCTACCAGCGCCAGCGCGAGGCCGTGCGCCAGAGCGCCGAGGCCCTGGCCAAGGGCCAGGAAAAGCTGCGGTCCTACCGCGAGCAGCTCAAGGCCATGGACGCCCCGTCCGCCGCGTTCCAGAAGACCTTCGCCAACGCGGCCGCTGCCGTCGACAAGCTCCAGGCCAAGCACACCGCCCAGCGCACCGAGCTGCAGCGCCTGCTGCCGATCATGCGCGCTACTGGCGTCGATACCCGCGACCTCGGCGGCGCCCAGGCGCGCCTGCAGGCGCAACTCACCAGCGCCAATGCGGCGATCGACACCCAGCGGGGCAAGCTCGACCGCCTCAATCGCACCCAGGAGAAGCTGGCCAGCGCTCGCAGCAAGCTCAAGCGAGGCCAGGAGTTCGCCGGCAATGCGGCCATGGCGGGGGCCAGCTCGGCTGCCACTGGCGCTGCGATCGGCGGCCCGGTGCTGGGCATGATCAAGGCCTTCGCTCCAGCCGAGGACGCCGCCACCCAGCTGCGCGCCTCGCTTATGCAGAGCGATGGCTCAGTCCCCAAGGAATTCAAGGAGATCTCCGACCTGGCCACGCGCCTGGGCGATCGCCTGCCCGGTACCACCGCCGAATTCCAGGAAATGATGACCATGCTGGTGCGCCAGGGGATGGCGGCCAAGACCATCCTCGGCGGCTTGGGTGAGGCCTCGGCCTACCTGGGCGTCCAGCTCAAGATGCCGGTCACCGAGGCAGCGGAATTCGCGTCCAAGATGCAGGACGCCACCCGCACCAGCGAGAAGGACCTCATGGGCCTGATGGACACCATCCAGCGCGGCTTCTACCTGGGCGTCGAATCCAACAACATGCTCGAGGGCTTCAGCAAGGTCAGCCCGGCCCTGGACATCATCAAGAAGGAAGGCCTTGAGGCGGCCAAGGCGCTGGCACCTATCCTCATCCAGCTCGACCAGGCCAGCATGGAAGGCAGCGCCGCCGGTAACGCCCTGCGCAAGATCTTCCAGGCCGGCATGAAGACGGACAAGGTCGACAAGGCCAACAAGGCGCTCAAGGGCAAGGGCATCAAGCTCGACTTCACTGACGGCAAGGGCGAGTTCGGCGGGATCGAGAAGCTCTACTCCGAACTCAAGAAGCTGGGCAAGCTCAACACCGAGACGCGCCTCAACGTCCTGGGCACCATCTTCGGCGATGACGCCGAGACCCTTACGGCCCTCAACAACATGATGTCCAAGGGCATCGAGGGGTACCGCGAGACCCAGGCCAAGATGGAACAGCAGGCAGGCCTGCAGATGCGCGTCAATGAGCAGTTGGGCACCTTATCCAACGTCTGGGAGGCGGCGACTGGTAGCTTCACCAACGCCCAATCGGCCTGGGGTGAGACGGTAGCCCCGGATCTCAAGCGCCTGATCACATGGGTAGGCGATATCGCCGCGGCTACGGGTGCCTGGGCCCGCGAGAATCCGGTCCTCGCCGGCAACCTGGTCAAGGTGGCCGCGGTGCTGTCAGCCGTGTCGATCGCCTTCGGTACCGTCGCCCTGGGCGTCGCCGGCGTGCTCGGTCCCTTCCTCGCGCTGCGCTTCATGCTCGCCCAGGTTGGTATCCGCCTGCCGAACCTGATCGGCCTGCTGTTCAACCTCGGCAAGGGCGCCCTGCCCCTGGTGGCCGCAGGCTTCCGGCTGCTAGGCGCCGTCGTGATGGCCAACCCCGTCGCCGCCGTCATCTTCGGCCTGGTCACCGCTGGCACCCTGCTCTACGCCAACTGGAGCACCATCGGCCCCTGGTTCGCCGGGGTATGGGCCGAGATGAAAGCGAGGGCCAGCGGTGGTATTGCCGGAATCACCGGGCAGATCCTGGACTTCTCGCCGATCGGCCTCTTCTACCGGGCCTTCGCCGCCGTGCTGAATTACTTCGGCCTGGAGCTTCCCACCCGGCTGACCGAGCTCGGCGCCGTGCTGCTCAATGGGCTCACAGCAGGCGTCAGCGGCGGCATTGGCGGCATCGCTCGCAAGATCCTCGACTTCTCGCCGGTCGGGCTCTTCTACCAGGCCTTCGCTGCCGTGCTGAATTACTTCGGCTTCGACCTTCCCGCTAAATTCACCGAGCTCGGCGGCATGATCATGGACGGCCTGGTCCGCGGCATCACTGGCCGCCTGGGCGCGGTGAAAGATGCCGTGATGGGCGCCGGCCAGAGTGCGATCAACTTCTTCAAGGAGAAGCTGGACATCCACTCGCCGTCCCGCGTCTTCGCCGCCCTGGGCGAATACACCATGCAGGGTCTGGCGGTCGGCATGGGCAAGGGCGAAGGCAGCCCCCTGGGCCAGATCGCCGATACCGCCAAGCGTATTGCAGCTACGGCAACGGCGGCGCTGGCCCTCGGCGGTGCTCCGCAGATGGCCGCAGCCCAGCCACTGCCATCTGCCCAGCAGCAACAGATGGAGGCGGTACGCCAAGTCACCCAGCAGCCGGCAACTATCGCGCTGGCCCAGCCGGCCGGTGACACCACGCTGCTGCAGCGGTCGATGGAGGCAGTCCGCCAGGCCATCCTGCAGCCGACAGCGGCTGCTGTCCTGGAATTTCCCAAGGAGGCCTCGCCGCTGCAACAGCAGATCGAGGCGGTACGCCAGGCCACTCTGCAACAGCCGGCTCGCGAGCCGATCACCTTCGATAGCCGGCCTGCCTTACCGCCCATGGCTCCAGCTGCTCCAGCGAGCGCAGGAGACGTCTACAACTTCAATATCGCTGCCGCCCCCGGCCAGGACCCGCAGGCATTGGAACGGCAGATCCGGGGCATCATGGCCCGGATCGAGTCCGAAAAAGCTGCCCGCGGCCGCAGCAGCCTCAAGGATAGGACCTGATCACTATGATGATGGCCCTCGGCAATTTCATCTTCAGCCTCTACACCCTCGCCTACCAAGAGCTGCAGCGGCAGACCGACTACCGCCATGCCAGCAGCTCCCGCGTGGGCGCGGCGCCGGCGCGCCAGTTCCTGGGCAAGGGCGACGACAGCATCACCCTGCCTGGCTGGCTCGCACCGGAGCTTGCCGGCACGCCCAGCAGCCTGGACGTCCTGCGCTACATGGCCAGTACCGGCGGCGCCTGGCCGCTGATCGAGGGCAGCGGGCGGATCTACGGGCTCTGGGTCATCGAGAGCATCACCGAGACCAGGACGCTCTTCTTCCAGGACGGCACCCCGCGCCGCATCGAGTTCAGCATCGCCCTCAAGCGCGTCGACGACGACACCGGCCGCGAGCTGCTCGGCGTCGGCATTGCTGGCATGGGTACCGTGCTGAGGAAGCTGCTGTGATCCAGGAGCTGCTCGACACCGCCACCGGCCAGCTGCGGCCCCTCGGCCGCGACCTGATGCAGGGCGCCGCCTATGCCCAGGCGCGCTACCAGATCCTGGTCGACGGCAAGGACATCAGCGCCCTCATCGCGCCGCGGCTGATCAGCCTGGATCTGACGGACAACCGCGGCCTCGAGGCCGACCAGCTGAGCCTGGTGCTGTCCGACCACGACGGCCTGCTGGCCATCCCGCCCCGGGGCGCCAAGATCCGCCTCTGGCTGGGCTGGTCCACCACCGGACTGATCGACAAGGGCAGCTATGTCGTCGATGAGACCGAGCACAGCGGCGCCCCCGACGTGCTCAGCATCCGCGCCCGCAGCGCCGACCTGCGCAAGGGCCTCAAGACCAAGCGGGACCAGAGCTACAGCGCCACCACCCTCGGCGCCGTACTGCGCGTCCTGGCCGCGCGCCAGGGGCTCACTCCGCTCATCGCGCCCGACCTCGAGGCGCAGCAGGTGCTACAGCTGGACCAAACCGGAGAATCGGACGCCAACCTCCTCACCCGCCTGGGTGAAGACTACGACGCGGTAGCCACCGTGAAAGCGGGCCGGCTGCTGTTCCTCCCGGCCGGCGGCGGCAAGTCGGTCAGCGGCGCCGACCTGGGCCATGTCACCCTCACCCGCCAAGACGGCGACCAGCACAGCTACCTCCAGGCCGATCGCGAGAGCTACGACGCCGTGCGCGCCTTCTACTACGACGTCAACAGCGCCAAGAAACAGGAGGCCATAGCAGGCGGCGGCGACAACGTGAAGGACCTGCGCCACACCTACACCGACGAGCTCTCTGCGCTGCGCGCCGCCCGGGCCGAGTGGAACCGTCTGCAGCGCGGTACCGCCACCCTCACCTACCAGCTCGCCCTGGGCCGGCCTGAGCTCATGCCGGAGCTCACCTACACCCTGCAGGGCGTGAAAGCCGAGATCGACGCCATCATCTGGTACGGGGGGAACGTGCAGCACAGCCTCACGGCGGACGGCGGCTACACCACGCGCCTGGAGCTGGAAGCCAAGCTGCCGGAGGACCTGGTCGCCGACCTGGTCGACGAGATCCAGGGCGATTACACCGGCATCATCGCCTACTACCGCGACCCCAAGACTGGCAAGGAGCACACGCTCACCGAGGGCGACCAGAGCAAGCCGCGGCGACTAAGGCACCTGTACGCGACCAAGGCGACGGCGAAGCGCGCGGTGGAGCGGGAATGGAAGAAGCTGCAGGCCGAGAAGGCCCAAGCATGAAAAAAGCCCCGGGCGTTTCCGCACCGGGGCTCTGGCTATCGCTTCTGAGGGCCGACGCTACTCAGGTCCCTCACAATCAGCTTTACCGTCTCCTGATCCCTATCGCTGAGCTGCCGGATCCGCCTCACCATCAGCCGCTCACTGCGTGTCGACCACAGCCACCCGTTTCTTCTCGCCATCTACTGCTCCTCTGGATGATGGGGTTGCTGATCCACCCTGACAGGCTTTTTCAGAACGCAACCCCTGGGAGCACCCTATTTTTCGCATAGGCTGAAAATAAACGATGGGAAACCATATTCAGACCGAAATAGGTTAGCTCGGCCTACCCTCGGTAACAGGCTTTTCCAGAACGCAACCCCTGGGAGCACCCTGTTTTTCGCATAAGCTGAAAAAAGCGATGGGAAACCATATCCAGACCAAAATAGGTTAGCTCGGCCTGCTCTCGGCAACTCGGCCACTGCCTACCGGATCGGGCCAGAAACCCGCCGCAGGTCTTCAGCAATCATCCGTAAGGTGGCCTGGTCCTGCGTTGAGAGACTTCGGTATAGGCGCAGCATTGCCGCCTCTTTCGCATCAATGGCTGCCGCCATTGGTTGTCGCTCAAAAACCTGCAGGACCGCGTGCTTAACCTGTTCCATGGACTTCACAGACTCAAATTACTGTATTTGTATACAGTACATACTGTGACGCACGTCGCCAAGCTTTTACGTTTTTGCGTCTTTACGTCTGATTGCAGAAGCAAGAAGCCCGGCACTTGGCCGGGCTTCTCTCAGTTGCTGATCGCTTCGCTCGGGCTCCAGAGCTCCAGAGCATCCTTGCCGACGTAAACTCGGTACTGGGTCCGCATGATTCCGCGGTCCAGCACGGTGATAGGGAATTTGCTGCTAGTGGGCACGCAGGACGTCCCAAGCAGGTACTTCTGCGCGCGCTCATCCTTCTTGATCAGCGCCTGGGTGAACTCGCTAAGGGCATCCTTGCTGATGCAGCCGATATAGCCGTCATTGAGTCTCGCAGCGCTGGCTGACCCTGGGATCAATGTCCCCATCAGGGCGGCGGCTAGAGAGATACCCAGGAGAGGGCGAGGTAGTAATGGCAGGAACTGCGCCATGAAAGGCTCCTTCAATCTTCCGTGTTAAAGCCTGGCAAGCCGCCAAGCAGTTGATGCTCCTACGACGCGCTGGAGTCAGTAGCGCCATCAGATACGGACATCGCATACGCGACCCGCTGCAAAGACTCCTTCTTGAAATCGGGCATAGATCGGAAGTAGCCAACGATCTCCGCCTCCACCGGCGAGAGTGCAGCCTCCGGTATGGGAAGCGGATCCCCTGTCAGGATGAAATAGACGTCTGCCCCATGCTGCTTGATAGCAGCTAGATAGTTGGCATCGGGGCTTCGCTCACCCTTCTCATAATTGAATTGGCTGGTCTTGGTCACTCCGGCCAAAGCAGCGAAGTCAGCCTGGTTTAAACCCAGTCTGAGGCGCTCCAAGCGCAGCCTATCGCCAATTTTCAACAGAACGACCCCTTAGCGCTTGACGATTCAACGTATGTTGAATATCGTCCGCCTTGTTCACTCGAAATCACACGAATGTTAACTATGGCCGACACCTACGCTACCGAGCAAGCCTGTAAGGACGCCCGTTCTCGTCTCGAAATGCAGGGCATTTCCGTAAAGGAGTTCGCGTTACGGCATCAGCTGAGCCCAAGCACCGTTTATGCGGTGATCAACGGGCAAAAAAAGTGCCTCCGCGGTGAAGCGCATCGAGCCGCTGTCCTGCTCGGTATCAAGCAGGGAGCCATCCCGGCGCTGGCTGCAGCTGAAAGATAGGGCCGGATGGCCCAGGGAGATACTGGAAGATGAAACGCCCCGCCCTAGAAACCCGCCGCCAGGTCATCAGCGCCGTGATCTGCGCTTACCCAGGTGGTCGCGAGTGCGCCGCAGCGCGCCTCGGACTGCCACTTAAGAAGTTCGATAACCACGCCTATGAGACCGCCGGCTGCCGCCCGCTGAGCGATGCCCAGATCCTGCTGCTCGAGCAGGAGACCGGCACTACCCACCTGGTGGACTACCTGGCCTCTCAGTACGGCGGCTTTTTCGTGCGCCAGGCCGAGGTCGGCGACCTGGACAACCTGGACCTCTACGCCCGCTCGGTGAAGACCGCCGTCAAGCGTGGCCTGGTGGACCAGATCATCGGCCAGGCTCTGGAAGACGGCGTGATTGATGAGAAGGAGATCGAGCAGATCCTCGGCGCGCATCGCCGGCACATGGCGGCACGTGAGGAAGAGGTCTGGGCGGTGATCACGCTGCACGCGGCCAGGTCATCTGGCCGAAAACACTAGCCGAACGGCGAACCCTGAAAGCCAGCCAGGACAGCGGGCACGTAGTCGGCGCGGAGCGCCAGAAACCGGCCAGGCCGGAGCCGCCACAGGCGGCAGGGAAAATAGATGCGTTTGTTCAAGAAACAGAAGAAGGGGCAATTCTGGTGCTGCTTCTGTGGTGCGCCCCTGGTCTGCCGGACCAGTTGGTTTGCCCACGTGTTCCTGCGGCAACAGGTTTTCCAGTGTCACTTTGCGCCCTGCAGCGCGTCGTTTTATGCCCATACGGAGCTGACTCACCTGGCCAGCCCGAGTGGTTTGCCGAATGCGCCGGCGTGCGAGTTGCCCCCAAGCAACAGCCACCTGACTGCTATGGCGCAGAAGGTATACGAGAACAACGAGGCGATCCGTGAAGAGCAGCTCAATTTGCTCCAGGACGAGCCCGAAGAAGACCAGCAGCCGCACGTAAGAGAGGAAATCGCATCGTGACCACCACCAACCACCCCGCCGACTACCTCGACACCATGCAGGCCGCTGCCCTCGCCTACCTGCGCAACCATGAAGCCAAACACCTCGGCCGCAGCCAGGCCCTGCAGGATGCCGCCGCCGCGCACTTGCAGCTGTTGGGCGTGCCGCAGCACACCGCCGAGCGCCTGGTCACCCGCGCCAGCGATCAACTCGAAGCCCTCAAGGGCCACCGATTCCTGGACATCGACGCCAGCACCGGCGACGTCGTCGTCCTGGTCAACCCGGCCACTGGCCTGCGCTACTGCATTCCGGTCGTGGAGATCTTCGACGCCCTGATCGACGAAGACCCCGGCACGCGACAGAACGCCTCCCGCTAAGCCCCTGAATACCTGATCCATGCCCGCCTTGCGTGGGTATGGGTGAACTGCGCCTTTTTGCAGCGAGAAACATCATGCCGAACACCCTCAACGTCCACCTCGAGCTGCCGGCCGAAGCCGCCGAAGCCTTCGCCCGCTGGCTTCAAGGCCGAGCTGACTACACCGTTCAGCAGCACTGGGGTGAGCCCCGCTACCTGCGTATCGAGGACCTCACCAACCGCCGCGCCGCCATCCTCCGCCGCTTCCCCTCCCAGCTCGCCGCCGACCAGACCGCCCGCTTGATCCGCGCTCAGCTCGCCACCCAGGAGGCCAACTGATGCGCCGCCAGCTCGATGTCACCCTTCACCGCAACGCCGGCCAGCCCCTGGTCGTTTCCAATGACGGCGCCCTGGGCAAGGAAGACTTCTGGACCCCCGCCGATCTGCGCGAGCTCGCCCGCGCCTTGAACATCCTGGCCACCGACGCCGAACGCCATGAGGGCAGCGACCTGCGCCTGGTGCGCGACCTCGGTACCGGCCGCGCGGCGGAGTTCTGAGCATGTACCAAATGGATCACCAGCTCCGCGCCGACGTGCTGCAGCGCCTCGAGGCTGACCTCGGCCTGCGGCACATCAACGGCACGGACTACATGCGCAAGGGCACCTGCCCGGCGTGCCACAAGACCGAGCTCTTCACCAGCCACGCCAATCCCTGGGTGGTGAAGTGCGGCCGCGAGGCGAAGTGTGGCCAGACCTGGCACGTCAAGGAGCTCTATAGCGACCTGTTCGAGGACTGGTCCGAGCGCTTCAAGCCCACCAACGACGCCCCGGCCGCCAGTGCCGATGGCTACCTCCAGTTCGCCCGCGGCTTCGATCTGGGCCTGATCAAAGGCTGGTACACCCAGGAGAACTACTGGGACCGCGACCTCGGCATCGGCTCGGCCACCGTGCGCTTTGAAATGCCCGCCGGCGGCTACTGGGAACGGCTGATCGATCGCCCGAACCGCTTCGGCAGCAAGAAGGCCCGCTTCAAGCCAGCCTGGAGCTACAAGGGCAAGCTCTGGGTGCCGCCGACTGTCGACCTGCTGCAGGTCCAGGAGCTGTGGATCGTCGAGGGGATCTTCGACGCCATCGCCCTGCTGCATCACGGCATCCACGCCGTCTCCATGATGTCGAGCGCGCCCTTCCCCGAGGAAGCCCTCAAGGAACTGGCCCGTACCCGCGGCCCCAAGCTGCCGAAACTGGTCTGGGCCTTGGATAACGAGCCGACCGCCCGGGAGAACATCCGCAAGTGGGTACGCCTGGCCAAGGACCTTGGCTATCGCAACCAGGAAGCCGCTCAGATTCCGCAACTAGGTGGCCGCAAGGTCGACTGGAACGATCTGCACCAGCGCTGGATGTTCGAGAAAGAGGACAAGCGCAAAGACCGCATCGAACGCGACCTGGAGATCGCCCACCACCAGGGCACCCTGCTGCTGGCCGATTCCCCCAAGGAGAAGGCGCTGCGGATCTACGGCTTCGAGGAAGCGAGCAGCGAGTTCTACTTCGACTTCGGCAACCGCATGTACTGGGCCAAGTTCGACCTCAGCAAGCTGGACGAAGAGCAGCGCGCCATCCTGGACAGCGACGAGCCCGAGGACCGGATGCTCAACGAGAACAGCGCCCGCCGCCGCGCCCTGGAGAACGTCTGCTCGCTCAAGCTGCTGGCCAACTGCAACTTCGAGACCCTCTACAAGCAGATCAGCGAATCCACGGGTGAGGCCTGGTACTACCTCCGCGTCAACCCGCCCCACGACGGCCCGGCCGAGAAGCTGGCCTTCACGCCCAAGCAGATGGCCTCGAGCGGTGAATTCAAGGCCAAACTCCTGCACGCCGGCGCCACCTGGCTCGGCACCCAGAAGCACCTGGACCAGATCGTCATCACCCAAACCGAGGGCGTGAAGACCGTCGAGACCATCGACTTCATGGGCTACAGCAAGGACCACCAGGCCTACATTTTCAACGACATCGCCTGCCACAACGGCAACGTGGTCAAGGCCAACAGCGAGGACTACTTCGAGCTGGGCAAGCGCCGGGTAAAGTCGCCGTCGCTCTTGAAGATCAAGGCGCAGCCCGATAGCACCGGCTACCGCGAAGACTGGTTGCCCAAGCTCTGGCTATGCTTCGGCGCCAAGGGCCTGATCACCCTCACCTACTGGTTCGGCTCCCTCTTCGCCGAGCAGATCCGCGGCCAGTACGAGAGCTTTCCCTTCCTGGAAGTGACCGGCGAGCCCGACGCCGGCAAGTCCACCCTGCTGGTCTTCATCTGGAAGCTGTTCGGCCGCAACTACGAAGGTTTCGACCCGACCAAGGGCTCGGCCTCCGGCCGCAGCCGCGCCATGGGCCAGGTTGCCGGCATGCCAGTCGTGCTCCTCGAGGGCGACCGCAACAGTGATGCCGCCAACACCAAGAGCTTTGACTGGGACGAGCTGAAGGACTTCTTCGGCGGCGGTCTGCTGCGGACCCGCGGCGTCAAGAACAACACCAACGAAACCTACGAGCCGCCCTTCCGCGGGACCATCGTCATCAGCCAAAACGCGCCAGTGACGGGCCACGAAGCCATCCTCTCGCGAATCGTGAAGCTGCACTTCACCAAGCCCAAGATCACCGAGGCCAGCAGCGCGGCCGCGGACGCCATCAACCTGATGGAGATCGAGGAACTGAGCCACTTCCTGGTCAAGGCCATCAAGGCCGAGCCCCAGGTCATGGCCCTGTTCGCCGAGCGCTATCCGCACCACCGACAGCGGCTGCGCAAGATGAGCGCCCTGCGCTCGGCCCGGGTGGTGAAAAACCACGCCATGATCCTGGCCCTGGTGGACTGCCTGGCCCTGATCCTGCCGCTGAGCGAGACCCAGCTGGCTGCCTGTGATCAGCAGCTGCTGCAGATGGCCATGGAGCGCCAGAGCGCGATCAGCGCCGATCCGGCCGAGCTGGACGAATTCTGGGCCGTATACGACTACCTGGAATCGCGCGGCGACCACGCCATGGTCAACCACGCCAAAAAGCCCGACGAGCTGATCGCCATCAACCTCAACCAGTTCGCCGAGAAGGCCGCTGAGTTCAAGCAGAAGATCCCGGACCTCAACACCCTGCGCCGGATGCTGCCCGACTGCCGCCGGCACAAGCTCCTGGGCATCAACGTTTCCACGTCCAGCGCGATTCGCACCCGCGAAATGCTGCGCAACCCCCTGAGCGAGAAGAAAGAACCCAACGTGAAGTGCTGGCACTTCAAGCCCTGATCCGCCCACCCCAAGGAGAAACGCCATGCAGCAATACCACTACCGCTCCACAGACCCTGCAGTCGTCGCCATCGTCCAGGACTGCTTCAACCAGCGCCAAGCCCTGCGGCTCGCTGCTGATCGTCTGGGCGAGGCCTTCGGCGGTGAGGTCGCCCTGCTGCGCTCCACGACCGACGTCATGCCCGGCGGCATAAAGCTCAAGGGAGGCCAGGAGCTGGACGTCCACTGGTGCCGACCTGATCAGTGGGGCTTCCGCCGCCTGCGCGTCAAGCCGAAGACGGCCAAGGGCATGCCCAAGGCGGAGCGCGAAGCCCTCCAGGTCGAGCACCAGCGTCTGGTCCAGCTGTGGCAGGAGCACTGCCCGGCATCGCTCGACGTGCATGCGTTCTGGGATCGCCTGGGCGTGAACACCGGCAACCTGCTGCTCAGCGGCGGCCTGTTCTTCACCCAGCACGGCTCGGCCTACTTCTGCCTGGGCTTCTGCATCGACCAGGACAAGCACCTGGCCAACGTCGCCGCAGGCAAGCCCAGCGCCGGCTGGATCGACGGTGCTGAGGAGATCCTGCCCAGCCACTACGACGCCGCCCGCCGCGACTACAACCGGGAGGCAGCTTGAGGGCCGGGAGCGCCCAACTGTTCGTGATCGAGGAGAGAAGGTCCGGATCCGCTGAAGGGACGCCGGAAAGAAAGGGGCCTGGGGAGCGCCAACTCGCCCAGGCCGACCACCACCACTGGAGAAACATCATGCCTAACGTAAACCAGCGCAGTAGCAATGCTCAGCCTATCACGCTCCACCCGACCCTGGTGCAACGCTGCCAGGCCACCGCCCTGCTGGGCGAGGCGGTCATCCGCTACCAGGTCAGCCGCTCCAGCGGCGATCGCATCCACCTCCTCGCTCTGGCCAGCATGGCCAACACCCTCGGCGCCCTGACCGCTGAGGACGCCGAAGTCATAGAAACCGCCCTGGCCAAGCCAGCCCAACAGCACATCGGAGCATCCGTATGACCATCAACGACAAACGCCCCAAGCCCATCTGCGAGTGCGGTGATCCTGACTGTCTGAAGGGCTCGCAGACGTTTACACCGGGCAAAGAGCAGGCCCAGCCCAAGCCAGTTGCACATCCGCGTTACACAACCCTGCCCGCAGCTGGTGAGCCGGTCTATCAGATCAAGGGCAATTCGGGGTCGCAGCGGGGTGATGAGGAGTGCTGGGTGGAAGTTTCCAAGCAAGGCTTCGAGGACGCCGTTTCAGAAGGCAAAGAGGTGCGCTTGCTCTACATCGCCTCAAATGAGGAAGAGGAGGTTCGGCGGTCAATCCAGTACGTGATTGCCGCAGCAAGGAAAATAAACGATGAGGCCTTCGCCAAGGGCACTCAGAAGGTCACGCAGGGGCTCTTTGTCAGCCTTGACTTCGCGCTAGCGGCTTATGACGGCGCCCGTGCCAGTAGGAAGGGGTTCATTCAATGAGCCGCCGCATCGACATCGTCATCGACCTGGAGACCCTCGGCCAGGGCAACAACGCCCCGATCCTGTCCATCGGCGCCGTTGCCGTGACCGGTGCCGGCACCCCCGCCGCGGCGATCGCCGGCGAGTTCTACAGCCGCGTCGACCTGGAATCCGCCATTGCCCGCGGCGCCGTGCCTGACAGCGAAACTATCGAATGGTGGTGGCAACAGTCGCCCGAGGCCCGGGCTGAGATCGACGGCAGTCGCGATCGGGACGACATCCGAGCCGCGCTGGTGCTCTTCTCCAACTGGCTGCTCCAGCAGTCCGAGCCTCAGCCCGACCAGGACGGCTGTCTCGCCGATGTCGAGCGGCGGATCTGGGGCAACAGCCCCAGTTTCGACTGCGTCATCCTGGGCAATGCCTACCGCATCGGCGGCAACATGGTGCCCTGGCATCACCGGGAAGAGCGGGACCTGCGGACGCTGCTGGACCTGTACCCCGCCGCCAAGCCCCGCCACTTCAACGGCATCCGTCACCACGCTCTGCACGATGCTCGCCACGAAGCCCACCAGCTGATCCAGGCCCTGTCCGTCCATGCTCTCCGCTTGGACTGCGCCAAGGCCGAAGCCAGTCGCGTGGCCTCGCTGGAGCAGCCCACAGACCTACAGGCTAGGTAATGACGATCGACAACCGCCAACAGCTCCTCGAGGCCGAGGCTCGCACCTGGATCCGCAAGGGCTACAGTTCGCCCGAGCGGATCCAAGAATTGACCGCCTTGATTTCCAGTAAACGTGGTGCCCAGGCGGCCGATAAACTCATCCAGGAAATGCGGCGGCAGTACGGTCGTCGCAAGGAGTGGCTGGAGCAATGACACCGGCGACCGGGATCCTGACCTTCCAGGATCTGCAATCAATCACCGGGTACAACCGGCGCGCGGACGTTGAGCGGATCCTGCTCGACCAGGGCGTCCGGATATTCAGGGGCCGCACAGGCCCCTGGACCACCCTCGAACTCATCAACCAGGCCGGCGGCGTGAAGCCGGCGAGTCAGGAGCGGTACGACGTCGACATCCTATGAGGCGAGCCAGGAAGCGAAAGCTCAATCCCCATATACCCAGCCACATTGACCAGGCCGCGCTACCCGCGGCCTGTTTCTTCGATCACCGCGGGCATGGTGTCTGGTACACCCTGCATCGGGACGAAGCCGGACGGCAGCGCCGCAAGAACGTTGCACCGGCCACCGTCACCCTCGCCGAGCTGCACCGCATCATGGAGGAGCGCGATGGCGTCGATCGCGAGAGCCTCGACTACCTCTGCAGCCAGTACCATGCGAGCCAGCAATTCAGGCAGCTCGCTACCAAGACCCAGGCCGACTACGACTACTGCCGGAAGGTCCTGGTCGGCGTTCCCACCAAACTGGGCAAGCCACTCGGCGCCCTCGCTGTCCGCAAGTTCACTCCAGCCCTCGTCCAGCGCCTGATTGATCGGATCGCCGCGGAGGGCACGCCGTCAAAGGCTGCCCATGCCCTGCGCTACCTGCGCCGCGTTCTGCAGTGGGGCCGCAACCGCGGCTACGTCGACGTCAACCCTGCCCTGGGCATCGAGGCGCCCACCGAGCGCAAGCAGCGGCGGCTGCCGGCACCGGAAGTGATGGACCTGCTGATCCAGCGAGCTCGCGAAATGGGACGTCTCAGCCGCGGCCAACCTGGCAGCTGCCCGGCCTACCTGTGGCTGGTGATGGAGCTGGCCTACCTTTGCCGTTTGCGCGGGATCGAGGTGGTGACCCTCACCGACGCCAACGAATTGCCTGAAGGCCTGCAGACCAACCGCCGCAAGGGTAGCCGCGACAACGTCGTCAGCTGGACGCCACGCCTGCGGGAGGCCTGGAATAGCGCCCGGGCCTACCGCACCGCGATCTGGACGAAGAAGTCCATCCCTACGCCCGCTGCACCCGAGCGGCGCCCGGCGATCGTGGCCATTCACGGCGGCGCCCTGGTCAAGTCCAGTCTGGACAGCGCCTGGCAACGATTCATCACCACGGCGATCGCCGATGGCGTCATCCAGGCCGAGCAGCGCTTCGCACTGCACGACCTCAAGCGCAAGGGCATCACCGACAGCCCCGGCACCCGCGCTGATAAGCAACAGGCCAGCGGCCACCGCTCGGCCGCGATGCTCGACATCTACGACCTCAGCGTCCCCGTCGTCACCCCTTCCGCCCTCTAAATCAGCACGTAACAAGCTAACCCGGACCCGCAAGGGATCCGGGTTAAAGCCGTGCGCATGCGTAACAAGAAAACGGCTAAGTGGCTGAAATACAAGGAAAGCCCAGCTTTCTTGTAATCAGTAGGTCCCGGGTTCGACTCCTGGTGCCGGCACCACATTTCCAGATGCCTTTCACGAGTGTCTGACTCCCTCCGCTGTCGCTGTCAGCCATCACACCCAGAATACCAGTAGTCGTGATTCTCACTCATCACGTCTGGGCCGCTCTGTATCATCGTGGATACCCATGAACAGGTGGTATCCCTGGATGAACGAAATCACTACGCGCTCCATGTCTCCCTACAAGGAAGTCTGTTTCATCCAATCCATCTTCCCAGATGGATCAGTCGTTCGTGGCTCCGGCACTATCACGGGCAACAATGATGTTCTCACCGCGCTGCACGTCATCTACGACGCCGAGTATGGGGGCAAGGCGGTCAGCGTCACGGTTACACCGGGCGCCTTCGTCAACGCCAATGTCGGTTCGTTTTCCGCGCCCTTGGGTACCTACGCTGCTAACAGCTGGACCGGGATTAGCGGTAACTGGGATACCAATAACGACCGATTACTGAGCGCCAGCGAGTCAGGTCGCGACCTAGCAGTGATAAGCCTAGATGTAAATATCGCATCCCTGACCGGCGCACTGGCTATCTCATCGCAAACGGGCAACTTCGTAGCAACCATTGATGGTTATCCCGCCCGGGGTACAGGTCTGATGGAGGACGCGGGTATCGCGGTCTACTATGACCAATATCCCATCTACCGTATTGATGTCGGTCTTGGAGCGGGAGCGTCTGGCGGTCCCATGCTGCAGTACATCAACGGCGTGCCGGTCGTGCGAGGTGTATTGTCAGCAGGAGATACCGCAGATACCTATTCGATCTATGCTGCCTTGACCAAGGACAATGCAACCTGGGTCAATTCGACCAGTGCTGCCAATGACGGGTTGGTCGATGCCAGCACCGCGTATCGCTCGATTGGCCTAGGCATATCCAGCGGTAGCGACAATGACGATACCTTTATCCAGGCGCGCCTGTCCTACGACAGCAGTAACAGTACCACGGTATATGGATACAAAGGTGCCGATCAGATCTGGATGCGTGGCTACTCTAGTAGCTACCAGATACAGTCACAAGCATTAGATCCCAGCACTATAGACGTGCGAGATGTCATCACTGGCCAATCACTTCACCTGCACGACATCAATGCACTTAAATTTCAGGAAAAAACCCTGTTTTTGATGACTGAGGATCAGGCGCAGATTGCGCGCCTTTATACCATTTTTGATCGAACGCCGGACTTTGAAGGATTGAAGTATTGGACTAATCTTCAGGCCCAAGGCACGTCTTTCAAAGATATTGCTTATACATTTTCACACACAAATGAATTTGCTACACGCTATGACTCGGTGAGCAATTCCGGATTTGCCGAACAACTTTATACAACAGTCCTCGGACGGAGCAGTGACGCAGCTGGTCTAGCTTACTGGGCCAACCGCCTCGATCAAGGTTTAAGTCGTAGCGATGCCATGTTGCAGTTTACTAATTCAGTCGAAAATCAAAAACTGACTCAGGGTGACACCGGCTTCATAAAAATTGTCAGCGCGTCGGCTTGGACCGACCACGATATCGTAAGTGAGCGCGGCGTGGTATTTGGCAGCGAATTTTCAGATTCCTTCCAAGAAAACCAATTGTGGTTCGATGGCACCCTCAGCTCCCATATCTTCGGCTACAAGGGTGGAGACATATTGCATCTTCAGGATGCGTCAGCGAGCTATTTTCTTCAGGCCAGCGGAAATACCTTAGTCGTCAACAATGGCGTTACTCATCAGAACATGTATCTGGAAGATGTAAATATGTTGAGCTTTCAGGACAAGAATATCTTCATCCTTACTGAGTCTCAAGCTAGCGTCGCCCGCCTTTACACGATCTTCGATCGCGTGCCCGATTTTGACGGACTGAGCTTCTGGTTCGGCAAAATGGCAACCGGCATGACATTCTCAGATATTGCGAACACGTTTGCCCAAACCAGCGAGTTCTCGACACTTTATAATGCGGTAGATAACCGCTCGTTTGCCGGTCAGCTGTACACGACAGTCTTGGGAAGAAATGCGGATAGCCAAGGCCTTGATTATTGGACCCAAAGACTGGATCACGACCTGACTCGTAGCGAAGCCATGGTGCAATTTACAGAATCCGTCGAGAATCAACACCTTACAGAAGGCAGCAACGGCTTCATCCAGATTGTCGGGCAATCCGACTGGGTTTGA